GACTCTTCTATATAAAACTTTTGTTCAGTTCCAACACCTAAATATTTGTTGCCTTCTAAATTTGCCCAAGCATGAAGAGATCGTGATGTACCGATGAAAGTAGATAAACTATACTTTTCCCAACCACCAAGTTTTTCTGGATAACCAAAACGGAATCTAACTAAATCACAATCGTTCCAACCACCTTTATTTGAGTAAGATGTTGTTTCTTTATTTATTCCTGGTCTGAACTTTAAAGACGTTATTGGCACGATTAAATCTCATCTGGAAAATCAAATATTGGTGGATTACTACCATCTGAAGGTGTGTCAAATAATTTCATAAAATCGGCATGACTACTACAATTATTAATAGCTGTTTCTATAGAAGTACATTTTGTTCTGATAGCATCTCTGTATGTTGTCACATCACTAGGGATAGCTGTGCCTTTTTCTGATTTACGAGTGACCAACCAGTCATGTTTGTTTAATTTAACTTGTGCTGTTTGTTTTGTTTTTTCTATCCAAACAGTTTTTAAACCTTTATTAATTAGCTTTGTTTTTCCATCAACTTCATATAATTGTTTTCCATCTTGATCTTTAGCATCTTCATCATCTAAATTTTTTTCAATTAGACTGCCATCAGTGTTTCTTCCCCAATAAAATTTATCGTCAACTGGCTCTGAAGAAGAAGGAGGGTTCTCCCATGTTAGTCCAAAGGATTTAAGCTCATCATCTGAAAACCTTGTCCAAACACTAGGGAATTTAGTGCCATCAACACCTACCCACGCTTTACCTTCTTTAATATAAGTTCCGTCAGATTTTTTCCACGGCATAATTTATCTCCTATCTTGCATTACTGAATTTAAATGGCAGTTCGGCAAAAGCCATAAATATCGCTGTATTCGCGGCTATATTTGAATAACCATCTGATGATTGACGTAATTTAAACCCATTGCTTACAAAATCAACTGCTGAAGCGGCGAATCCAGATTCAGCAGTTATGTTACCAGCGAAAGCCATATTTGCATCTCCGTCATTAAAAGGGTCACTTACACTATCATATATTGACCAGTTTCCTGCTTGGTCTACAGGTCGTGTGAGAAGCCATGCTGGACGAAACCCACAATTGACAAAAGTTCCATCGGCAGTATTGTTCATTTCGTATTTTCCAATTTTAGAGAAACCATCTACATTTGCAAAACAATACATAATGTAAGTTTTTGTGCTTTGATTTACTGTGCTATCTGTGCCAATAGAAACTACACTTGTTGTCGGTGCTGTATTATTAAATGAACCACTATTAGTGCTAAATGCACCTGTGTCAGTAAAATAATTTTGTCCAGTAAAACCAATTGCATCTTGCCCTATAACCCAATTAGGGACACTAGCACCAGTACGATTTTTTATAATAACTAGACTTGGTGCTACACTTAAACCATGTTTTACAGTTCCTGCACTTCCAGTTCCAGTGTATGATACAATACTAAATCCTGATGTTGTGTTTGCTTGGAACACAGAGTCTATCGTGCCAACACCAGTTGAACTCGCATCGTTTGTCGTGGTTGTGCCACCATTAGCTTTCCAACACCACGCTTTATAACTTCTACCAGAGTAATTTATATATCCTGCACTATCTGCTGGTAAGTCAAAACCAGTTGCTGTAAATTGTGTAAATTGTCCTGATGTTGAATCTTCACTAGCAGTCTTGTTTGACATTAAAGAGGCAATAGCGTCAGCATTACGAGTAGAGTCATATAAATAGTGGTCACTATTAGTAGAAGTAGATTTAACCCAAATCCAATCTGGCTTAAATCCAACAGTTGTTATAGATTGTGAAGCACTACTTGCACCATCATAACGGACAGTATTAAAATGGTCATCTGCTTGTGAAGTGCTGTCAGGACCTATTGTAACGTCAGGTAAATTAGCTGAACAGAGTGCAAGATAGCCACTAGGAGGAGCATAATAAAAATTCCCTTGTCCATTGTCATCTGTATTGCCTTGTGCAGTTTCTGTTCCTAAGAATGTTCCATCTTGACCAAAGTTGGCAGTTACATTTCCACCACTGTAAGCATCTAATGCTGGTGTGGCAATTCTTGTACTATCAACTGTAAAATTTAAAAAAGAACCTGTCTTACTTGATCCACTTGCAGGATTGCCACTATTCAAATAAGTGTTGTTTTTAGCAAAATAAACAGCACCATTATCCATATCAAAGGCTATACCTATAATATCTCCAGTTGTCCAAGCCGTTGTTGACGTAAGTTGAAGTTCACCACTTATACCTCTAACAGCTCCATTATATCTAGCAACCACACCTTTTCCGTGCGTTTGTGCTACGGATGAACCATCAATAAGACTGTTTTCATAACTTACTTGTTTTACCATGACACCAATAAATTCTGAGCCTATGGTTCCTTGCCTAACTTCGAAATACCATTTACCACTTGTTACAGAAAAAGTTCCTAATGATACACCAGAATTAGCCGAAGTTGCACCAGTTACCTTTAATCCACCCTCTGACAAAGTTGTGTAACTAGTATTTATTTGAAGAGGATTTTGTACGTTATAATTATTTTCTGGACAGTCGAGTATATTACTATCGTGTGCATCTAAACTAACATCTTTAAAATGATTTGAATTACCACTTGTATCTGCACCAATTGTGCTTGAACTTGGACTGGTTTGACCGTCCCCAGTTTCTTTAAATTGAAGTCTAACACCATTGTTTCCATATGAACCAGAATAGGCTTTTGGAATCCAAGCTCCGTTTTTTGATTCTGCAAAATCTGTATGAGCGGCGGCTCCATCTATAAGATGAACATCTGCATAGTAGCCACTAAAATATTGAGCGGCAGTAAAATATCGTGAAAAATAAAAAGTAGTACCATTTTTAATTATATTTTGAGTTGTTGGTGTGCCAGTTGAAGATGAGTCCACTGTCGTTAATAAATCACCATTTACATATAATCTTGCTTTGTTTTCATTTCCACTTAAAGTCATGTCAACAATCAAAGCAATATGATACCAATTAGTGGGATCTCTAAAAATTTGCCCAGTGGCATTTCTTATTAGTTCGTTACTACCACTACTTGATGGGTCAATATAAATTCTTAATGTTTTTGTAGCACCAACATATTGAAGATAAAACATAACAGTAGTGCCATCAAAAGATGAAGCCAACATTCTGTCTCCAGTGGTTGTTACATCTGCTATTTTAACCCACATAGACAAAGCAAATTTATTTGTTGAGCTTGCATCAGTACCATATGCTTTACTTAAATAACCAGCACTGCCATCTAATCTTAACGATTGTTCAACAACACCATTATAGAAACCTGTGCTTACTTCTCCCGCACCATTTGCTTTAACTAAACTCATTAACCTTCCTTATGTAAGAGCCGCCGATGCAGATACTAATATTGTGTCATTGCCACTATCTGCCGTGACATAGTATGCCAAATGATATGTACCACTCGCTGATAATGTCGTAAGCACATCTGCATTAATAGCTACAAGTGCATTTGCAGTAATTGTATGATTACTAGCATTTACAAACTTTATGTTTCCAGATTGACCAGCTTTGGCATTACTAAATGTAATTTCTGTATCACTACTAGTAGTGCAAGTAAAATCATTACCCACTGCTAAATCAAAACTACCATCATTTTCTGCTGTAACTGTTACACCTACAGATCTACCAGTGACCTCAACATCGTTACTTACTGTAACTTTAGTTGAAGCAGTTAAATCTATTGTTGGTGCAGTTATTTCTACTTCTGTATCTGCATCTACATCTAACTGTCCATCAGTGCTAGAGCTCACGGACAAGGCACTATCTCTAAACGTCATTTTAATAGCATCATTTAAAAGTAAAGCACTGTCTGCAACGTGAGTTAATGTAACATCGTTATCAGCACCAAACCCTAAAACCGCTGCATCACTGTCTAATTTAAGATCGTTACTAACTGTAACAGCAGTAGAAGCGTTCATGTCAATCGTAGCTTCTCCATCTATTCTTAAAACACCATCAGAAGATTGTTGTACAAAACTTGCAGCATCACCAAATGTTAGTTTGTTTGTACTATTAAGAGTAAGTCCAGTTCCATCCGTGTGTGTAAGTGTTGTGTCTGTGTCTGCTCCAAAACCAAGAACAGCACTATCTGATTTTAAAGTAATATCATCACTTACGATTAAATCATCATCTACTGTTAAGTCCACTGCAGCTAAATGTGCAAAAGCATCTACAACGGCAGCACCAGAACCTGCTCCATCTAAGTAAACAACTTTTGCAGTGCCAGGTGCTATTGTTACATTAGCTCCAGATCCTTGTGATATAATTATATTTTGTGAACCACTTGTTCCGTTTTCAATAATATGCACTCTGTTTAAAGTGTTTGGTGCTATTGTAATAGTACAAGCAGAGTCCAAAGTTCCAGTGTACTTAATAAACATTGCTCTACCAGGATCAGTAGAGGCATCTGCTACTGTCGTAGTATGAGTGTCTGCGTTTGTCGTTATGGCTTCAGTGCCAAAACCTAGTGCTTCACCTATAAGTTCTAAATTGGTATTTGTTTTTGTACCCCAGTTACCCGACTGTTCACCAGTCGCCATTTCCTCAAGTCTTAAATTATTTACAAATGTACTAGCCATATTACTTTCCTTTTGTTAAGCCGCCTCATAATTAGCGTTCTGTGACGGAGTTACCTCAGTATAACTCACAGAAACCTCATTGGCAATAATTCCATATAAATTTAAAGTTCCTAATGTTCCAGTGCCTGCAACTCCAGTTATTACGACATTAGATACAGCAGAGCTAGTAGCAGTTCCTACTGAACCTGTAACACCAAAACCTGTAACAGAAACAACGATAGGTATTACTCCTGCTGCCGTTCCCACTGCACTTGTGCCTGCAACACCAGTTGCTGATAAATTAGATGCTCCAGTTACAACAGTACCCGTGGCACTGTCGGTGTTTAGTTGTGCTCCCATCAGAGCGTGATTAGTACATTGGTAAAATAAGGTCGGAGCACCTATCGGCACAGTTATTTCTGTATAAGCTCCAGCAGTGCCCGCAGTTCCATTTGTTGTTACACCCGTGGTGTACTGTGTTGTTTTATCAGCATCTTCATAAATAGCTATTGGATGACCACTATTTGTACTATCTGATTGATCGAATCTATATGTTCTACCTTCTATTAAAGTAAGAACTACATCAGCAGAGGCTGTGCTTCCACCAATCGCATATTTGTTTGTTGAACCTTGATTGTAATAAGGATGATTAGAAGGATTACCACTTACTACAGTTACAATAAATGTAACAAGAGTTTGATCTGTATCAACGCCACCAGTTCCAGTTACGCCAGTAACAGAAACATTCGCAGTACCACTAACTGCTTCATCACCTAAGTTAACAGTTCCTGTGACTGCATCTTCAACTACTTTAGCTCCAGCAGCAGCTAGTACGTCACCAACTGATCCAGTGGCTGCAAACCCAGTGGCTGCAAATTCTATTGAAGGTAAAGCAGTTGCAGTTCCTAATGAAGTGGTTCCGACTTGACCAGTAACCGCAGTTGTTATTGAAGGCAGAACTGTTACAGTTCCAAGTCCAGTTGTTCCAGCAAATCCAGTAGCTGCAAATTCTATGGAAGGTGCGGCAGTTACAGTGCCTAGTCCAGTGGTTCCAGCTAACCCAGTTTCAACAACAACTACATTAGAAAACGCAACTTCATTACCAAGTTGACCAGTTCCTTCAACACCAGTTGGTGCGACTAAAGCTGTACCGCTTTCAGTTATAGTGCCTGCTTGAGTTGTTCCTACTACATTTGTAACACTAACTATAGTTTGTGGAGCAGCAACAACTGTTCCTAATGCAGTTGAACCTTGTGCTCCAGTAACTCCAAATATGCCTTGAGGTCTTGTGACCTCGTCACCAATTTGTCCAGAGCCTTGATTACCACTAGCACCAACAACTGATGTGCCAGTTTCAACTGTATTTCCTACTGCTCCAGTGCCTGCTACTCCAGTTTCTACAACAGTAGCTCCAGCAGTAACAGTTTCACTGCCTAAAGATGTGGTTCCAGCTACGCCAGTTTCTACAACTTTGGCTCCAGCCGAAACAGTTTCACTACCAACAGCAGTGGTTCCAGCAACACCAGTTACTGCAACTGAAATCGCAGGAAGTACAGCTTCACTACCAAGTGCCGTAGTACCAGCAACACCAGTAACTTCAACAGGTAGAGGAGCGTTCCACGCTCCTTGACCCCATGTGCCTCGACCCCAACCAGTAATGTTCGCCATTGGTTAGCCTTTTATTAGGCTATTCTAATAATAGCGTTTGATGCGTCTGCTGTTGGAAATTGTATTGTAAATGTGCCTGCTGTTGATGTTTTATTAGATGTAAAATCTAAAACACACACTGCTTTGTCACTGTTAGTATCATTATAAATTAATGCACCCATTGCAGTAATTGTCGCAGTTGTAAAACTTAAATCAGCAAAATCTGTAAAAGCAGTTGTACCAGATGTTGTTGGAGCAACTTTCGTTAAAGCTCCACCACCAGATGTGTATGAACCACTATTTGCTATTTCGCCAGTTGTTGTAAAAGCAGTTGTTGCCGCACCTAATGTCGCAGTTGTTGATGATTTACCACCACCACCTTCTGCATAAAGTGCAAGTTTAAACGCATTGCCATTAGTGGCAAAATTGTGTGTACCTAACATTAACTCTTTTTTAAATGCAGTACACATCGCTTGAGTTATAGCCATATCAGAGTCTCCTTATATATTCAGCCGTTTCCTTTTGACCACTTGATCGCAAGGCTTGAATAATACTAGCACGCTCTTCCTTTCTTGCCAAGATAATATAATGATACATGACTCCTTTGAGTTGTTCTTTAAATAATTTTGCTTGTTGTCTTACATGAGGCGGTGCTTCATCAGAAACGCTTGCAATCTTATCGACAGCAAGATCTGCTATCTGTTCGTTGGTTAATCCTCCTTGATGAGAGGTTTTGATATTTACACTACCTACCTCTGAAAAACTTACATTAAACATTTTTTTTCTCCTCGTAACTTAAGCCTGGTATGTCCTCTCTACCAATAAGATTAGGTTTTGAATCTAATGGCTCTGGAGGTTCTAGTTTTGATTTTTTAGTTATTAACATACTACCATTTGTTGCAGTAGATACAAGTGGATCATCTAATCTATGATACCCATACAGTTTTTGATCGTCTGGCACATTCATATCAAGTAAAGAAGAGCTATGAGCTATATGTATTTTAATCTTTTTTGATATGGCTATGGCTAACCAAAACTCACAACAAGCTCTGCCAGCCTCTGCAAAAGCTACATCTTTATGTGTGAAGTCTATTCCATATAAATGCAAATCTGTAATATTTTGTATAATTGCATAAGCAATGGCATAAGACACAGTATTGTTAAAATAGGCATAACCACTTTTATGTATAACTTCTTGTAAAGGATATTCTATTACGTCTGGACATCTCTTATCTAAAGTACAAGAATAAATAGGTATGTCCATTTTTTTTGTTAATCTATCTTGCATTACATCTGTTTGTTTACCAGCATTAGGCGTATCAAGAAATCTTGATGGTGGATCCATCATAAAACATTTATCGTGATAAATAACACCAGACATGGAATTAATAGTCCATACCTCATCAAACTTTTCGCTTCGTATTTTAGCTAAAATGTATTCTGAAAAACTGTTACCTAAAGCAACAATCGCTATACTTTTTTTCTTCATATAAGATACTATAAATTTTATCTTATAAAAGTCAAGACTTAGGAACTCTTACCAAACCATCTCTATAAGAGTCAGAATAGTTTCTGCCCTCTGCATAAGTTTTAAGTCTACTCAAGGCTTCTGCATACCTTGTTTGATACAGTTGTATCAAGTCTGGTTCACCTTTCATAAAGGTATATGCTTCCACCAAAGAGGCATAAAGTAAAGCATCTGGTGCATTTGTGCTGATCCATGTGGTTCCAGAACCATCTGTGTTTAAAGACGCTGGTCTGTAGTAGTAGTGTACTTCAACTGCAAAATTAGCATTTGGTGTTGGAGCAATAATAAAATTATCAACATCAAATTGTGCATAGTAAATAGGTGTTCCAGTTGTAGCTGGATTAGCAGTATATTCTTGAATAAAATTCACATCTTTTTGTAATAAAAATACATTCTCACTACTAGCATTTACAAAAGATAAAGAGTGAGTAGCTAGGTAATCAGAAGGTTTTTGTAAAAATTTATTACCACTCGTCATAGTTCCAGTAACATTTTTTCTAAAATAATCTAAATCTACAGACTTGAATATTCTTTCTTCTGCGTTTGTAATGAAGAAAGGTATCTCTGCTACAAAAGTGGATTCGTCATTTTCAGTCCATTCTTTTATTGATGCTGTTAATGTGGTTAATGTAAAGCTCATGTTGTACTCACTGTTACTGTTCCAAGGCTAGTCGTAGCCGTAAAATTTGTTAACTTCTTTCCTATTATACCATCTCCAGCATTGGTGTATACTACAAATGAAACCAGGTCTGTATCTTGATTTGGTCTTGGTTCGTATAACGCTGTTGGATCTGGGCCTGGATAATTAGGTTCTAACTGTGGGTGTTTAGCTTCATACTCGTCTGGACCTACCTTTAGTCCATTCCATTCTTTTCTCATCTCACGAAGACGGTAACGGAAGCCAGATCGATCTGAGTAACCCCACGCTTTTCTACCACTTGCGTACCTAGCCATTAGTACCTCAAGTATGATATATTCGGTGTTAATTTAAGTGGCGTACTATTAGCGTCCTCAGAAGCGGCTCTTTGGAACTCCTCTTCATAGACTGCTTTTAGTATCTGTATTCTATCTGGTGCTTTTTTCATTGATATATAATATGCTAAACCAGCTGCCATACATGGTAAAAACCTAAAAGGTGCATCAGTTGTATTGACTAAACTATCTGCATCTTGGATTCTTCTTACATAATAGTACACCAATGTGTAAGAAGTATCTGGTGTTGACCACAATGTAATCGTGGGAGTGATCTGTCTGTCAAAGAAATACTGACTTGGTTGTCCACTATTGTCTTTGTTTGGTATTCTTAAATACTCACCACGACTCATTTGTGTAAGAGTGAAATCTGTACCAGAACTATTTCTTAGTACAACTTCTAGTAAATCTACAAACTCACTATCTAATGTATAGACTGCTGTGCCAGATGTGACTGCCTTTGTTTCTTGTGTTACAGTCCATAAGTTAAGACCTCTGTTTGCCCAATCAGCAAACATAAGATTTAAAGAACGTCTAGCTGTTCTAGCATCGTAACCAGTTCTTAACTCTAACCCACATCTTTCGTAGGCTTCTTCGATAAGTTCTGCTACATCTAAATCAAAATCTCTTGAGTTTGAAGTCGCCATTAGGCTTTACCACCTCTTCTTAACTTTTTAAATCCAGCTTTTAGAGACACACCTTTTTTACCTTTACCAGCTTTTAAGCTACCTTTTTGTGCAGGTGTTAAGCCTTTTATTTTTTTTATGGCTTTACCATCTTTAGCCATCATTGGCTTTCTTGCGGTTCCACCACCCATTAACTTTTTAAAGCCAGCTTTTAAGGATACACCTTTGCCCATTGGTGTTGGTTTTTTCTTTATGCCCTTAAAAGGGTTTTTGACTTTTGGGTCTTTCTTTTTATTTGGCATCATTTACTCCTTTTTCTTCTTAATGATTTCACTCTTCTTGGTTTACCAGCAGGTTGCCCTAACCGATTCTTTTGATTTATTCTACTTCTTTTTTCTTTAGCTGTCATCTCCTTAGTAGTCTTTGGAGTTTTAGAGCTAATTCTTTTACTTGGTCTACAATACGGAGTTCCTCGCTTTTCACCCTTTTGGCGACCACATGGTTTGCCAGTCTTGACATCTTTCCAGTCTTCTTTAAACCACCTTTTAAGTGCTAGTCCTTTTTTTGTCTTTCGAACCGCCATTACGAGTACTTTGTTTTCTTTCTTCTATTTGACATTATAGCTCCACAACCTCTGGCTATGTTAGGATTACTAGACTTTCGTTTAGTTCTTCTAACGGCTGCACCTTCTTTAGCTTTCATTGATTGCTCTCTGTCTACTTTTTTAATGGCAGCCATAAGACCACCATCTGCTTTTTTCTTCTTTTTACCACCAGTTCCATAGTTGGCTGCACCGACTTTTCTACATTTAGCGATAGCACCTGAGGCATACGCTGATGGAAAAACCTTATATCTGGCTTTTACTTTGTGGTAACATGCGTCTTTAGGCATAATATCTTCCTTTCATTATCTTCCAACAAGTGCAAAAGAATTCTCTTTTTTTACATTTGTTGCATACTTTAAGTGGTTCACCCCTTACGACCTCTCCTTTTTTTAGAGGCACAATGTGCTCTTTCAGAAAACCCTTTAGGTCGTTTACAATCGATCCGCCTCTTCCTAGCACTACTCCACTTTGAGGAGCGTTTTCCAGGAGATTTTGTGATCTGTTTTGACATCGATCCCCGCGAGATTGCCATCCTCACCCTTTCTTTTCATAAAATCTGCCCACAATACTGTTATCATTTCGTTGTTTTCTTTAACTTTTATTTCAGTAATTGCAGTTCTTTTGTCTACATTAATCAATGTTAAGCATATCCATGCTATGGCTCCAGTCGCTGAAGTCACAATAACACCTGTAATTATTTGTTTTACATTTAACATTTCCATCTTCTTCTTGCTTGTCTTAACCTACTATTAGGATTCTTGGCTGCTTTAGGAAATTTTTTCATCTGACCTGCACTTCTTGCACAAAATGATTTTCTTCTCTTTGCAGCTTTACTCCCAGCTTTAACTTTACCAGTAACCGCAGTTTTTAATTTACTGCCTGGATTTTCTTTTCGATAACGAGCAACCCCAGCCTTTGTCATTCCCGCTCCAGCCTTAGTAGGGCGATAATACTTTTTGGTCTTAGGAGGTTGCTTGTCTCTTGTTCTAGCCATTACGATAAGAATATAGTGAGCTTGTTACCACTGCCAGTAAAAGCAGATAGATATGCACCACTCTCTGCTAATATACCATTATCTGGAATATTAAGAGTGTGTAATCCAGTTGGAAAACTTTGCACTATTAAGTTATCACCACCATTACCGTCTGTTATGGTCAAAGCACCAGCCGCATCTGCAAAAATAACTATCTGTCTTATTCTTGACCTTGCAGGTCCTACCACAGCGGCAGAAGCTCCTTGGTTCACATTAAAGGCTTTTACGTCAGATCTTGTTCCAGCCATTTATATCTCCTATTATTGGTCAGCGAAAGCTGGAGC